CCATTTGCGCGTTGCACTTGGCCAGCACGGATGCACACTCGACGGCCCGTGTCAGTAGCGCAGAATGCTTCGCATACGTGATCTGCCTATGCGCGCTGTCACTTGTGTTCTCACTCTTCGGACGCTCGCCAAGGAACGACTCGCGCAGATGTTCCATCAACTTGCCTGTCGCCTCACGTGAGAACGCAACGGACGCGAGCGATGGCACGGATGCGCCATCGTAGACTAGTCGCTCATGCTTGGCGTGCACGGCATAGGCCAGCCGTTGCGTTGCGCTGCCTTCCAGCTTACCGCTCTTATCGTAGTCAGCGAATGCGGTATGCACGTTAGACATGATCGCCGTTTCCGACATGAGGTCCGGCATGTTGCTGCCACGCTTCGGCAGTGCAACGATCTCGCCTGTCGGCTTGGCACGTAGGTTTGCAGTCTGTGCAATCTTGCGGGCGGTAGCGGTTGTGTTCTTTGCCATAGTAACGTGTAGTCCTTGTGGACATGAAAGCGTGCAATCGGTCACTGCCGTTGCATCGCTGCGATGGGGTATGTCCTTTCCTCATCGTGCATATAGAATAGCACACGGTATGGGTAATGTCAAATTGTCAAATGGCATGTCTCATAAAATAAATTACGTATGTAATCTCAATTCCGATACGCTATAGCCACACATACAAATGCACATACGCAATTCATATACACAATGTATATGCACAACGTGGCTTCTCGACAACTAACACTAACAAACATATCAACGATAGGCTACCGTATGATACGCTACATGTGTGCTGTTAGCAGACCATACCTAGGTACCCGAAAGCACAAGTGGCACTGTAGCAGGCTGTATAGCGTCGCATGAGTGTGCAGCGTATATACGAATTAGCCTCGCCAATGTCATGCATTTCATGGCCAGACATGAGATATGGTACATAACGTGAACATCTGATCACGCCTGTATTCGTATATACATGTACGCTGATACGGAGTGGCTCGGTCATGGTTGTGTCGGTTAGCTTCGGTGGACCTGTTGATGCATGCGCCTGTTGATGGATTCACGCGCATCACGCTGCCACGTATACACATGCGCATGTACTGACGATCGTATACACATGCGTATGTCCATGCATTCGTATACACACACGTATGCACTGACGATCGTATATACACGGCGACATGACCATCCCGTGTATACACGTGCACACCGCTGCATTGCGCTATGCTACGCGACGCCCCGGTAATCCCCGGCTATTTCCCAAAGTGGTGTAGTAAAGCGCCACGTGCTTAGGCGCACATTGATGACCACACGACCGCACACAATCCTATTTGCGTGCATGCTCGGTGTTATATGTATATAGAAGGGGCGCAGACGGATCTTGTAGTAGATGTGGCAGATGAGTGAAGTATTTGATTGTAAAGCGAAGTCAGGTGTGTAATGCTCGTAGGCGTTGTTCAGATGGAGTGTGAAAATGGCCACCTATGGCATTGAAACTACTCCCGGTCAGGTTCCTTTTACCGGGTATACCAACACTCTCGGCTCTGGTCAGGCCAACGTGAGCGGAACCAATGGTTTCGTCATGTTCAATGGCACGCAGCAGGGTGATGATCGGCTTGCTAAGATGTTTCGCAATGGCGAGATGACTGCTGGTGTTACGCAGTTGTTGTATTCGTTGCTTGGCGTTGCCCCAGGCGCAACTGCAACTAAGACGTATCCACGTGTACAGGGACAGACGGGTGCACCGGGTGGATTGCAGACTATCGAGACGATAACTGTCGTCAACCGTCCTACGACTGCGAATGATCTCGCTGCATTCCAGGCGTTGCTGCGTCGTGTCACTGGTCCGCCCAGCTATCCCATCGATCTCAGTGGTAATGGTGGTGGTGGGAAGCAGCAGTTCGCAGGAGGCTGGTGATGGCACGCTCTGATTTCGGCCCAGAGGTGAAGTCAGCAATGAGTGGTGCACCACGTCCACCGAAGTCGCCGGGTGCACAGGTTGCTGAACAAGGTAGAGATAGCAGCGGTAACACAGGTTTGCCACCTGTGACCAAAATCCCCGGTCCCGGTGGCGGCGGTATGCCTGGGATGGCACGTGTAGGTGGTGGTGCTCCACGACCTGCAATGCCAACGACAGCAGCAGGAGCAGGACCGGGAGCAATGCCGCCAGGACTGCCACACATAGCAGCGGCGGCAGGAATTGCACATGCAATTCTAGGAAATAGAGGACTGAGATAATGCCTCCACCTAACATACCTGTTCCGCCTATCCCTCCGCAAACTGGCGACAGTATGCCGCCTGATTCTCCAACCGCAATGCTTCAGGCGTATCTACGAAGCAAAGGTGCCATGCCCGGTTCTGCTGGTTATGGGCAGAAAATGATGCAGCTTCTTCAAGAGAATGCCCGTGGTTCGGTAGACATTCCAAGTCTCGTGAACGACACCCCTAGCACTGATCCGAATGTAGGTCAACAAGGAAATGTGGCTGGGAAGGTAGAAGCTGCTCCTACTGGTAAGGGTGGCTCACTGCCTGTGCCGCCTATTCCGCCCAACACTGCAACTGCCGATACACAATCACAGGGTGGTGGTGGTCCACCTGGGATGGATTTATCTAACATAGGTGCACTCATTGCGGCTGGAGGTGGTGCCGGGCTTGGGTATTGGCTAGGCGGCAGACGTGGTGGAAGTCCTGTGCCTGGCGGTAATGTGCCGCCGCCAGTCGATCCCGGTGCTGGTGTGCCTGCATTACGGCCTAATAGCGATGTGCAAACAGGTAATAGATTTGATGTGTTGCCGCCAGGACAGCCTGCTGATCCGATGCAGTTAGCAATGGATCGTGCTATGCAGCCGCAGATTGGTGGGCCTGCACCGCAGTTACAGATTGGTGGACCTGCTGCACAAGCACAAATTGGTGGACCTGCACAGCAAAGAGCACTACCAGCACCGCAGGATGGTGCAATACCGATGCCTGACCAAAGCACTATACCACTGCCTGACCAATCGACGCTGCCACGCCCACCGATGCCTGATAGAACTGTTCCGCAGGGAATGGTGCGCTTTCCGGATGGCAGCATTGGCACACCAATGGTAGGTGGTGGCAGCACACGAATTGGTAGAGTAATACCCAAGCCATATGTCCCACGGTTGATGATTCGATAATGGCAAACTTACCAGCACAGCATGAGCCGTTGCGTCTAGCAGACGGCAGGATTGTATATCCAGGCGGTGATGTCGTAGATGGACAGGCACGACAGCGCACGGACGATGAAGCGCAGCGCATATTGCCTGCACGTGTGCGGCGTAGGATCAGTGATCTGCCCGCACCGCCGCAGCAGATGAACACGATTGCAACTGTGCTTTCTTATACGCTGTATGGGTTGGATGATGAGGAAATCACAACAGCCACACGACTTGGCACTGCGATAATTGCACGGATCAAGGACAGTGAGCCGTATAAGCAGATGCATGATGCCGTTGTTCGTAGTGCATTGGATCAGGAGACGGATGCCGTTCGCGACATCATCACGAAGAACGCGAAACGTGCTGCGCTCACTGTGGTTGACAGCCTCGATGCAGGTAGTCGTGGTGATCGTATGGCGGCTGCTCGCGATATTCTTGATCGTAGTGGTTTGCGGCCTGCTGACGTTGTAGAACATCGTCACAGAATGGATGGTGGTCTGGTCATAGAGATTGTCAAGCGTGACGATCAGATTGTGCCAACTATAGATATGGAGAATGAGTGATGGCGTTCGTTGGTTCGACTGGACCGAATGGCAGCGTGTCGATTGCCAGTGGAGGCGGTAACGTTACTGTGCCAGTGCCACAGTTGGTTGACGTGTCTAACAATGGTTTCAGTGGCAACCTGTTCTCGCATTACCAATACAACGGTGTTGCGTTCGCAATCAATCCTGCCAACAACACTGTGACTGTAGCGCAGGGCGCATCTGCAACTCCACTATATTTTGGTAATGTGCAGCGGTGACTCGACGTTATCGCATTGTCGAAGGTGGGATGCATGAACGATTTCATGCGTCGCGTGCGAAAGTGCAGTTTTGTGGTGGTGGGTTCGGCAATGGCAAGACGGCAGCAGCATGTGTGAAGGCTCTGCGGTTGGCCAAGGACTATCCTGGCTGCAATGGCTTAATCGCACGCTCAACTTATCCAAAGCTGAACGATACGATCAGACGCGAGTTGTTGTTGTGGTGTCCGACGCATTGGATACGCCGCATGCCGTCGAGAGACGACAACACGCTGGTTCTGAAGAATGGTTCTACAATCAACTTTCGGTACGTAGCGCAGCGCGGCAGGGAGACTGAGGAAACACGTAGCAATCTGTTGTCTGCGACGTATGATTGGATCATTGTCGATCAGTTAGAAGATCCTGAGTTTCTGCATAAGGATTTCATGGACCTGATGGGTCGTCTGCGTGGTGGCACTGAGTATGTTGGTGATGATCCGACAATGCCGCGCATTGGACCTAAGTGGTTTATCGCTACACTCAATCCAACACGCAATTGGTGCTATCGTGAGATCGTCAAGCCGCTGCATGACTTCCAGCGCGGTATTATCACTGATAAGTTGTTGTGTGAGGTGGACGATGGGGGACGACCAATTCTCGTTGATGGAAGACCTGTTCCACTTGTCGAACTATATGAAGGATCAACCTTCGAGAACGTCGAAAACGTCGGACACGACTATATCCGTGGTATGTTATCGACCTACACTGGAAGCATGCGAGATCGCTTCGTGTATGGACGATGGGGTGCTCTATCAGGACTTATCTACCCGCAGTTTGACGAGACGCAGCACATACTGTCACATGACACTGTGCGATCGTATCTGCGAACTCTGCGGGTATCCGGTTTTCGTCCTACATGGATTGAAGGATACGACCACGGATTGTCACGGCACAGTTGT